AATCATCATGATACTGATGAAGTCAGAGCGACTTGATTTACTTGCAGTGGTGCCTACCGCAGGAGCGATGTTAGCGTCTCCACGGTCATAACTTCCAACCAATACCCCACTCTTGTACACCTGAGCAGAGCCGTTAGCGGCAAACCAAACCTCAACGCTTCCAGCACTACCAACACCCCAGCCAGCCTTTAGGATGATGCTTTTGTCGGTGTCCTTGAGTCCAGGAACGTAGAGGCTAAGGTAGACCGGTTGGTTTGCACTGAAGGCCGTTGTAAGCGTAGCCCGCTCGGTCACGTCCAAGGATTGTAGGTAGTAGTCACCGGATGCCCGAATCTGCATCTGCTTCCAGCTTGCCGCAGTGGTTAGCGTGTAGTCGGTCTTTTGGTACCTTGCATAGGATCCACTGTAGCTTGTACGCCATGACGGCGTAACCGGTAGAGGGGCAAGCATCATTGTTAGCGTGGCAGGGTCTTGCCAGATGTTGTTAGAGTTGGTTAGGTCTACCTTTGTGCCATCGAGTGGAACCATCAACCTACCGAACTGCGGGCGTGGCTCAGGTACATCGAACTCGACCAGTAGTGGGTGAATGTTAGCCATCAGAACCGCCCCATTATGCCGGGTTGTCCGTTGCGTCTACCTTCATCTCGGATGAGCCTACGCATGGCTCTTTCAAGGTCGGTGCCTGCCGGAATCAAGCCATTACCGAACCTACCGTAGGAAGCGTTAACAGCCCCAACCTCAGCACCTGTCAAGCCTATGGCACCCATCGCCCCACCGCCTAAAGTCTCACGCCGTAGGGTCAAAGCGTCTGCCGTCTCTTGGGTATTGTTTGCAATGCGGAGAAGTAAATCACCAGTTTCACCTGCGGCAGTTCCACCCATACCCGGCTCTTCACCCGGTTTGAAGTAAGGGCCGAACGGCTTCGGTACCCCACCCACTTCAGGGGCTTTACTACCTGCCATCTTAGATATGATGCTGTCGGCAAACTTCTGTGCTTCAGCAAAGGGTTTACCAAAGTCAACGCCCTGCATGATGTCACCAGTAGCACCAAACCCGTACTCGTTAGATATCTGAGTACGCCGTGCATCAAGCTGTTCTTTGCTTATGCGCCCGTAGACATAATCGGTTTTTAGGTCATCTATCTTTTTATGACCTTCGGCGGCTAGTAACGGATTCAACTTACCAATAGACGCGTTTATGTTGGTTAGAAAGTTTTGTAGAATCTTCCCGATATTCTGGAATGTACCGCTAAGTATGTCTGGTATGGATGCGCCAACAGCAAGGATAGAGGCTAGCAGTTTATCCACGCTTGCTTGTACGTTGCCATCGGTAAAACCCTTTGTGAACTCCTGCATAGGCCCAAAGAACTTATCGGTTAGATCCGATAAGATTCCACTATCCATCATGCGGCCAAGGAAGTCGGTAGCGTACTTGATGTACGGGGTCAAGATGGTTATGAGCTTATTACCAATGGTACGCATAGCCCCTTCCCATGCGTCCTCAAGTGATGCTAACTTTGTAGCCGTGTCACCAGATAACTGATCAAGCATACTGGAGTATTTGGTATCAATAATCTTTATAAAGGTCTCAAATACCTTTAGCTCTTGCCCCGGCTCAAGACCGCCGCCCCTGTCAAACTTCACGCCTTCTTTGGCAAACTGTGAGCGACTCATTCCAAACATAGCCATCTGCTCAGAATCAGGCATCTGCCCAACTTTGAACTTACCGACCATGTTGAGCAAGGATTTTAGATGCTCTTCATCAGCACCGAAAGCGGCTCCCAGGTTAGCAAGGCGGGGAAGCAATGCGTTAGTTTCAAGCCCGATAGATTCAAGGCCTACAGCCAAATTAGCCAACTGGCTAAAGGTAAACGGAGAAGGCCCGGCAACCTTACGAACCATATCTAAGATTGATGCTGCCTTTGCACCACTACCGGTAATAGCGGTCAACCGCGAGTTGAGCGATTCAAAAGATACAGCTGCATCAAAAGCAGTTTTGCCAAGCATCCCGAATCCAGCGATGCTGCCGGCAATGGCAACACCACCGATACCGGCAATAGCTGACCCTGCGGATCGTGCGGATTGTGCAACGCTCTGTAGGCTTTGCTTTGTCTTGTCAAGGGCAGCGGTAATCTGGCCTTGTCCTTGTACGCCTAGTTTGACGGTAAGTTCTGCGACTGTCACAGTATGCCCCTTGTTGCTTTAATCACGTTGACTTCGTGCTTTTCGAGATCCTGAGCAATCACAGCGACTTCCCAAATTTGGTCTAAGGTTAGGTCAACTTCCGATGGATGACGGTGTAGGTATTTCACGCAGTAATACGCGATCAGTTGGCCTACACCGCCGAGTCGTTTTTTGCTTCGTCTACCTCTTTGGTTACACTGACATCAATATACTTACCGATGAAACTCCAGTAGATGGCGTAAAAAGCTTGTGTGTTTTTCCGGCTAAGGTCAAGCAGTACACGGATAAAAGCCGCATCGCTTGGGTCATCCATATCCGGTATATAGCACTTGCCAATAATCAAGCAGTTGACCAAAAGGTTAGGAGCCATCTCAGCATAAGACATCCTGATTCTTTGTAGCTCGGATGCATCCGGGAAGTAGTCTGCCGCCTTTGGCTGGCGGAACTTCACGGTCGCTCCTTCACCAGCCCACTCGCTTAGGTCTACTTCTAGGATGCCGTGGTCGGCTTCAGCCTCAACCGCCTTGATGGCTTTGATACCCATTATGCGGATGTCCAAGCGGTAGCAACACCGTTAGCGCCGAGCATGATTGTTGCCGTCTCTGTTACCGCTTCACCGTTAGCAATTCCAATGCCGGTAGCAGTCACGATGCCTACAAAGGTCTTTGCATTAAGAGCGCCTGGAGTGATAACCACTTGGCAGTAATAGCCCTCTTTGTTGAAGAAGACCGGGGAACCATCAGTCTGTTGCGTACCGTCTACGAGCAGCTCGATGTCGATAGATCCGGAAGCCTTTGTAACCTGCATCTTTTTAGTTGTGTCGCAGAGTGCAGATACATCAGCTGTATCTACCGATGTGCTGGTACGCACTGAGCGAGCCAGACAGGTGTAAGTGTTAGCGGTGAAGGCGGAAGGCGCACCGTCTTGGAAACCACCAAAAGCAATGGTTACCACGCAGTTCTCACCAACCAACCCGAACGATTTTGTAAAAGGCATTGTCTACTCCTACTGCTGGGTCAAGCAGCGATAGACCGCTGTCACCCCGTAATCCGTCCTGCCGCCATCAGATAAAGCAAAGGTTTGATCCGTTGAAACCCTGCGTACATAGAGCCGTGGGGTCGTGCTGGTTACCGTCTGATTATCCAAAAGCGTATCAATCCGGGACATGATGGTTTGGATGTTAGCCATACTCATTGCCCCGCTTTCAGTATCCCACACGGTAATACGGTAGTTAGGATAAGTAAAAGCCCTGCCACCGCACAGCGTGTCCTCGTCTTCACCGCCTGCACCGGCACGGCTGAAGACCACGTAAGGCACCTGTACCGGTTTCCTGCTGATAGGGTCTGCTTGCGGGGCTATCGTGTTATAGATGCCCATCTGGAAACCGTTAGGCTGGTTGTCAGGAGCAAGCAGGCCCAAGAGCGTTGCATCACCGCTGAGGGTCTCGTAGATCCATTGCTCAATCACTGCCGGTTCGTATGCCATTACTTGCCCTTTAGTACTTTGGTAACTGCCTTGATGAATGCTGGGCGTACCGACATTAGAGCCGGTTCCATAAATGGTCTGGGCGGTACTGTGTTGCCACCTTTTGATGTCCATCCAAGTTCCAGCGGTACGGCGTACTTTGCGATAGCGGAAACCTCAGCGGTTGTTCTGGTTTGCATCCGGTGAAAGATGTTGTTCGCAAGATATCCGGTGTCAGAGTTTGGCGGTGTCCCTGGAGGGCTTGACCAGTGACCCTTGTCATACTCACGGAACTTTCCGCTATCGGTGGTAATGCTCTTTTTGGCGTTGGCTTCCACGTCTGCCGCAGCTTTACCTATGATCGTAGTAAGAGTGCCTAGATTCGCCTTGTAGCGGTCTAGGGATACGGTCTTGAGTGATACGGTTACACTCATGGTGCCAATACCTCAATCTCAAGCGGGCCGAACCGACGCACCGTTGTTGACACCGTAAAAGATACGGTTATCCGAATCATTGCCGCCGTGCCGTATGCCGCGGGGTTGAGGATGCTCAGGATACCTTGTGCGCTGTACTGCTTCGTAAGCACCACCGAACCAGCAGCAAAAGTATAAGCCGACCCGGTAGCAATGTTGGTGTAAGTGATGCCGAGCGTACCTGTCGTGATGTCAACCGGGCTACCGAGCTCATCGACCAAGCGCACCACGTAGGAGTGCCAATCACCTACCCATGCAGACGCCTGTACGACCTGCTGAGGGTCTTCGGTCAAGTCAAAGATTATTGCCACGGGATGCCCTTTCGTTCTTGATGGCAATAGCCAGCATGTCTAGGTCGGTTGCGCTCAGGTAGTGCAGGGTGTCCTTAATTTGGTTGAGTAACAACACTTCACCGAATGGAATCTTAACCTCCGGGATGCGTAGAAACTTCTTTGCCAAACTGCTTAGAATGCTCATCAGATGTCCCTTACATAGATTCGTAATGGCCCAAATATCTGCGTGTCAGATGCCCCGGTTGTGCGCGTGATAGTTGCCGTGTAGGTTCCAGGAGTGTCCGTTACCGTTGTGTCGATGGTAAATGTTGCCCGTCCATCAGCTGCATAAGTTGCCGTACAAGCGTAGGTGTCTACCAAGGTAGCACCGGAGTTGTAGACCTTAGCCGTTACGGTTGCGCTCGTGATGTCAATACCGTTGCCGTTGCCATCTACACACTGGATATCTACGCCGTGCTGTGCGCCCTTCTGAATGTCAAGCGGATCAGATGCTCCTAACCCGTCAGCCTTGACCTCATAAGGCCCCATGCGAACCAGAGCGGCAGAGGTTACCGGGGTAACCAGTTCAGCACTGATGTAGTCTGTCCCATTGTGAAGTAGTGCGCCTTCAAGCTCATCTGCCGCCGCAGTGCTACCGCTGATAGATGCCACGTTACTATTCTGGATAGCATAACCAATCGAGCCAGCGGTTGTATAGGATGTGCCGACAGCATCAAGAACAGCCGCCGCCGTCTGTGCAGATGTCAAGCCACCAGAGGACAGTTTGACCGTCATTACCGCACCGTTTGTACCGCTTGCACCACGCACCACGATAGTAACATCATCAGCACCAGCAGCCAAAGCGGCATCAGGTACGTCCAATCTGTAGACCCCCGGCATATTGGTAGCGTCTACCTCCGCAAAGCCGCCAGATGTCCACGCCTGCGCGATTGTACGGGCTACCAGCGGGATGTCTACGCTGGCTGTGCGTGTACGGTTGTAGCGAGCTGAGAGACCAGAGGTGGAGGCTGTGATGCCTGTAGCACCTAGGTAGAGCTCGATGGACTGGGATGTGCTGCCGGGAGCGATTGTGATTGTAGACGCGTTGCGTTCGGTTGGAATGTAGAACCCAGTACCTGTTACAGCCCTAAATGCTGCATCCCCAATATCACGATTTATACTTGTCCAAGTAGCACCATATATATCCGATACTGGAGCATCTGTATTTGTACCGCTATTTACGTTTGCGCTTGATTGTTCGGGAGACAAAACCATAATAGGATTTAGTCCTACCATTGTCTCGAATCCTAGTGATAGACCATACGTGCCTACACTTTTAGAATTTGGTCCCACAGTTACCCCAGAGTATGCTGCCTGACATCCTATGACACGATTATAATCGTCATCAATGTATGCTGTACCAGTCCCTGATATTCCAGTACCAGCCACATTAGCAACAATTGTATTACGGATTTTAAGCGGGAATGATGCATTGCCAATCGATGCGGATAAAGCAGTTCGATAAAAAGTACAGTTTATAATCAGCCCTTGAATATTCCGGACAAGAGAAGTGTTATTGCCAATCACTAAACAATCGGACATTTCAAACGTATCTGTAACATTGACACCGTTAATCCAAAAAGTAAATGTATGACCAACAAAAACACATTTGCGTATCTTCAAATTACTTGCAGTAACTGCGGTCGTAGTCCAATAAAAACTGGAACCATTCACACCGGCGTAATTTATATTCTGCTGAAAGATACATCGTGTCCAAGTGAAGTTATTACACGTTATGCAGTTGATAATGTTATTGTTTCCACCGCCGCCGCCTTGAAAATAAATTGAGTCAAAACTCAAAAATGCTTTTGATGTTGCATCTAAAAGATTATTCGTATTCGCTGGCGCGGTATTTTCATTTGAATAATTTGATATCTTTACAAATCCGGGAGTCACCCCTATGAACTGTGTACATAGCACGTCACCGATAACCGATGTCGTAGCGGAATAAGTGCCACCGACTGTAATGTTTTCTGTGTATGTACCGGGAGCGATGTAGAGCGTGTCACCTGAACCGATACCTGTAGCCCCTAGTGCTTTTTGCACCGTACGCCACGCGAGCGCAGCAGTGTAGCCTAACCCAGTATTGACATCGCTTCCATCTGGACGAACGTAGTATGTTGCCATTATTCAGCCTGCCCTGAGTAGATTTCCTGAGCCATTACAACGATGAACTGGTTCACAATAGACAATCTAAAGTTATCATCCTGCTGAACCCACCACGTAAACATATCGATGCCATCATCCCCAAAGTCTGCGACCTTGACATTCTCATCGTTTAGGATGTCGGCTTTGATGTTGTAGTCTGCCGGGTTTGTCACGAGCGGTGTAACAACTACATTGTTTAAGTTCATTTGCCCACCTTCAGTGCATTGATTCCCGTCCCCTTAAAAGGCATCGTGAGGAAGCCCAGCGCAGCACTCATCGCAGCAGTGACACCAGCCGCGATAGCCTTGCCGCCGTAGACCGCCATCACTGCGCCAAGCTCGGCAATGTCCTTGGCTTCAGCTGTGCGGATAGCATCGCCAAAGACGGTGCTGAACGACGCGACGAAGGCGATCAAGACAATCACCACTAACCGACCTATACTTATGCTACCCATGCCGTGCCTCCAGTGCTGCCACTCGCTCACTCAATCTTGCTATCGCTTTTTTTATAATTACCAAGTCTTGCTCAGTCTGCTTTGCATCATGCACCAAGATGCGGATGTCGCTTTTGATGTCCCACAACATCTTATATAGACCGCTGATACTTGCTATCAAGGGAATCACTATCACCGCTCCAAGTTGCATCCATTCTGCCATCACGCTACACGCTCCACTAGTCCGCAGTGCTGTACAACCAGCTCTGTCTGCCCAAAGTCGCTACCGATAACATCGTAATACTTAGACTCATCACCAACCCGGTAGACCCTATCCTGTGGCATCACATCAGCCCCTACAGCGATGATAAGCGTCCACTGGGCAGATGATGCAATCGTGCCGCCTACGATGCTCTCTGTGTCTGATTGGTTGGTTAGCCTGGCGTTGTACTCGGCTACCTTACGCCATGTCTCAGTGACTCCACCACGCCCGTCTTCCGTAAGCGTGAAGCGGTGTATTTCTACCCGGTCTTGGCAGAGGTTGCGTACCATCCCGGCTTGAATGGTTGAGCGTAGAATCGGACTCATGCGAACACCACCGGGCGGTATTTATCCGCCATCGTTAGGCAGTTCTGCATCAGTTGGGAAAGCTTCACATCGGAGGTGCCTTCCTTAGCATCGATGTCTGCCGCTACCCTGGATGCCTTGATAAGCCACGCTTGGCGGGTTGCTGTGCGTACGTCGTATCTTTCTACATTGATCGGGCCTTGGTCTACCCACATCAAGGTAGGGTCTCCGGTGCCATCTTCCAGTGTAAAGCCCTTGACTTGGTACGGGCTGTAGACCGGGAAGTCTGGTTGTGTAGCACCTGAGGTACCGGCTACTCGTGCCTCGTAGACCCTGCCGTTGGGCGTTGTAGGTACCACGCGGTCACCGACCGCATACGTTGTTGCCGCTGCCCAAGTGGTGAAGCGGGAGAAAGAATCCAAGATGGAACCGATGTCGGTTGTGGACATCTGCGGGTAGGACTGGGCAGACACAAAAAGGCTTACCTGTGCTATGGCCTCGG